TAATAGTTTTTTAGATATTTATAAGATAATTTTAGGAAGAGCACCAGTTTCTCTTATACCAACACTTCTTCTTTGAATGGTTGGGTATGTAGAAAGTCCTGCAACAGTGTTACCTGTAACTCCAATCGAGATTGGACTGGACGATCTTGTCAATCCCCCACTAATATTGGACAACCTACCCCAAGAGTATTTTCCTACTGGATTTGACACGCTACCAATTGTTCCTAGTCCAACTACTTGAGAACCAGAATCCACATTGCATGTGATGATTCCAATTGTTCCAGAGCTACTCCAAGACGCAATTTTATAAACATTATCTAAGAATGTCGTTCCGATTCCAACAACAGCAGCATTAGAATCGTCAACTGAGGTAACACCAGTACCAATTCTTGTATCAAAGACATATACTGGATATCCAGTAGCAATTCCTGAGAAGGAAGAAGATTGGATTGAGAATTCGAGTGCGAGAGGATGAGAACCTGTTCCTGCAGCGGTTGTAATTCCGGTTACAATGCCAGAGAAACCAGCAACATTAACAAAATTAGATATAAGTTCTACAGAATCTGTTGCTGTAGTTGAGATACCATTAACAACTAATCCTGCAAAACTTGTTGGAGGTGATGTTGCTCCTTTGTCATCTTCATAATCAAATATTTCAGCATTGTCAACGAAAATTTCATTGTCTGTTGTTGATAAATCTCCAATAATTCTTGCAGTTGGGAATACTAAAGATTCTATAGAATCTCTTGTTTTGTATACATTTTCTCCATTGATTTTTTTATCAACTTTTTGCTTTATCCACTTTAATGGTTTTAGATTAGTTTCATCTATTCCAACACCATTGTAAGAATCGGTTTCAAACTTATCGGAATATGATAAATCAAATATGGTTCTTTCATCCTGTGTTATTGTTCCTCTGATTGAATTATTTTTCAATACTTGAACATCATCACCAACTTTCAATGTTTGATTTATCCCCGTAACTAAAACACTATCTGTTCCAGTAATTCCTCTATAGAAGAAGATTGCAATATTATCTTCCTCTTTAGGTGGTGCAGTAAAGATAAAGGACGTTCCTCCAGAGAACTTGTACGAAATACCAGGTTCCTGAAGAATTCCATTAACAAATATAAGAAGTAAATTCTCTAGAGGTTGATCTGGAGATAATGATGTTGCTGGTTCAAAACTAAGGAGTTCGCCATTGTAATAAAGTGGGAATCTAACTCTTGTTCCATCTTGATAATTTTTTACAGAATCTATGTAATCTAATTGTCCAAACTCCCAAGCGGCAAAATTATCAGAATATGTATCAAGAACAGTTATTTCAAAATCTGCTAATGGTGCTGCCAAAGACTTATCAGTAACAAGTCCTACTGGTTTGATAACATCACCTCTTCTGAAGGAATAACCTTGTCTTGCAATCTTAAACTCTGTAACTTCAAAGAATGTTGAACCAATTCCAGCGGTAGAAGGACCTACTTTAACATCAAGTAAAAGTCCAACTCCAGTGTCTGTAGTTGCACCAACACTCAATCTAGAAACTCCAATGACTGGAAGATTTTCATAAGAAGGATCTGAGACAAATATTTCTGGATTTGTGTATCCAGTTCCACCAGAACCCACAGTAAATGTAAGAGTTCCTCCAGCACCAACAGTGGCAGAAAGCGATGCCACATCTCCAACATGTCCACTTTCAAAGACGCTAATTCCAATTGAAACTAATCCATTATATCCAGAACCATTAAAGTCTGTTGTTCCAAGTCCAACAGATACAATTGAACCTCCAGCACCAACTACGGCAGTCACAGATGCTCCTACAAGAGGTGCAAATCCAGATCCTGGTGTGGAACCAAGAGAAACAATAATGCCGCCTCTTGGAGTTTCATTTTGATTTATATCATAATCGGAAACAACATACTCTAATGGATCTATATCTGGTTTTGTAAGACCTGAGAAGACTATCGTAGTGATACCAGCAGCGGTATCTTCATTAATAACATAGTTATTATTTTTATTATTATCTGTTGTAGGAGTTTGGAAAATATTATTTACAAATACAATTCCACTTCCACCCGTTGAACCAAGTCCGGTAGTGTTTGCTCCACCAACTAACAACGTAAATGTTCTTCCAATTCCAGTGAATTCATCAGAAATATCATCATATACTTGATTACCAGAATAATCACTTCTCAAGAAGACTCTTCCATTAAAATCTGATGTTTCATAGTCCAAATTGGAATCAGTCTTATCAATTTGTGGATTTCCTCTTGGAGCATCTGTGAAGTGAATTCTATTATCTACAATGTTAAACGCTCCTTTGTGGATTCTAACTGTTGTAGTATCGGTATGTGCTGTTGCTGAAGTTCCAACAAACCCTCTCTTAACAACAACCAAGTTTTCAGTTCCAGTATTTGTAATTGGTCCTACATTGGTTGTTCCAAGTCCAACGTTGGTAACTTCCATGAATTCATTATCAATCTTCAATATATCCTTTGGACTTATTGTTGAAATTCCACTCAATGTAAATGTTGTTGCCTCTGTTGAAATTTGTCCGCCATTTCCAGATAATGTATGCGTTATCTTTGTAGCTTTGATTGGATATTGAACTAAGTTATCAATAGAAACAATTGACTTAGAATTTCTCTTTGTCATGGTGAATCTATGGGCATTACCTTCTCCAAGCGTCGTAAATGTTACGCCTGTTCCAGCATTCGCATCAGATTCTGTAAGAGCAACTTTAAATGTATCATCAGTTAATTTGATTGCATATACTGTTGATGGAAGTTCATCTGTGGCATTGTGTCTCATGGCACTGGTGCCAACTCCAACGAAAGTTGCGTTTGGAGTATAAATCAATTCTTCACCAGTTCTAAAGAAGTGATTTTTAATTGAGAATATGCCCGTGGTTGCTGCCAAAGAAACGGAATCAGGATTGAATACTTTAGCAAAGATTGGAGTTCCGTTAGTAGTTAATTCAAAATCAAATTTGTTAATTCTGTCACCATTTATTGAGTTGTAGAATTTTTCATCAATTATTTCGTCAATTCTTCCATATGATAATGTGTTGGGTTGATTGACAATATCAATAGTTGTGTATAACGATTTACTGAAAACTGAAATATCAATATCTCCAGTCTGATCACTATCTGGATAGAAAGTTAAAAGTAAATCATTGCCATCAAAGTCCCCACCAAACGTACCTACACCAGAAACAGTGTCAAATTCATCGGTTGTTGCTAAAGAAAGGAATGGTAACTGATGAGTATAAACATCAGTATTGTCATGAATTGTCAAGACTTGATGAAGTGCTTTTGTAGAACCAATACTTACTTCAACAAAAGACTTGGAAGCATTGAATATATTTTTATCCAATGTCAAGATGGTTGTAGATGCTGCAGAAACAGTGTTGTAATATTTTGACTCATAAACAACACTTCTCTCATTACCAGGAGTTTGTCCGCTAGTGAGGAATCTAAATGTTCCAACTCCAACAGTAGTAGCTCCAAATCCAACAATATTAGATTTAATTTGAACTTCATGAGATGTATCATTTGTATGTGTGATTGTTAATACACCACCAGACAAATTAGCACCAAATGTTCCAATAGCATTTCCGGAGAGACTTGAACTATCCTCACTATCCGCATAGTATTCGGAAATGAAACTATCCGAACCATTATGAGAAACTAATAACCTAACATAATTTGCATCATTAGTTGTATTGTCAATGACGTGTGCTGTCAGATATAAAGATTCAAATTCCGAAGAATTGAGATTAACAATTGTAGATATTCCAGTTCCAGTAGATTCGATGTTTATAGAACCTGTTAAATCTACAAATCCAATTGATGTTGTTCCAACACCAGCAGCAGTACCATTAAATGTCTGACGAATAAGTTTAATATCATAATCGGTATCATTTGGATCATCAGGAGTAAATCTTAGGTAGGTGTCATTAAATCTATCTGTATGCAACTCGAATGTTCCATATTCTTCGCCAACAACTTCATCAGTTCCACGATTTGCTAAAAACTCATTATCCAAAATGAATGTTGAAGTTCCATCATTGATGATTGTCAAGTCGTTAAATTGAACTTCAGTGTTATTGGAATTTGTTACTCTAAAGATATAATTTTCATAATTGTTATCCTCTAGTTTTACAAGATTGACATATGGAGTAATTTCAGCGTCACTATTTGAGAATTGGCTGCTAATGTCATCGATCTTTAAAACATCATTGGTTTTCAGATCAATGTAGTCAGTAAGTTTTTTATTTTCCAGAGTCAGGAATTTTGATTTGGATCCCACGACATCAGTGTCTAAAACATTATCAAAATTGTAAATTGCATCAACTCTATTTTCATCTATAAAATATGAATAGAAGTTGGTGTCACTAATTGCTGTTGTTACACCAGCATTACCAACAACCGAGGTTATGCCTACATCAGCAAAATTCTTTAATCCACTCACATGAACTAAATTATTAACAACCGATTCCTGTTCTTCCCAGGTTTTAGAACTCTTAATGGTGTAAGAAAGGTTTTGATAGTAATCATTATTTGGTATAACTTGGAAATCCTCATTTAATTTTCCAATTTCATCTTCCCATCCTAAATTTTTGGTGTTTGAATAGTTAACTACAAACTCACCATTATTATCTTCTATTGTAGAAACAGTTGCAACGTTACCAGAGTCTCTTCCTGTTATTCTTTCATTAAGTGAAAGAATATAAGATCCTCTGATTTTCAAGAAGTTCTGAGTGCTTTCTACAACTTCTAAGTCTCTTTCAATACTATCAATGACTAATTTTTCACCAACCAAAAACTCACTAATAGACTGAGTTACTGTAAATGATGGATATGTGTTTTGATTAATAATTATTCCAGAAGAATCTTGTATAGTTTTTGCTATTCCAGTATTTGTTCCGAGTCCAGAAATACTTAATGTAACTTGATCGTTAACAGTAAGTCCTTTTACATAATTTGTTACTTCAAGTAATCTATATCCATAATCGGAAGAATTAAATCCATCACCATTAGTGCTATACTTTTGAATTCCTTCAACAAAAACTTTATCGCCAATATTGAAAGGTTGTGAACTAAATCCAGTAACACCATTATTAGTTGGTGTAGTTATGTGGCATGTAAATATTCCACTATTTGCAGATACAACCTGCTGAATACTAATGCCATTGGTATTATCTGTTGCAAATAGTTCGACCCCAGCATCTGGTAATCCCAGTGGTTCAGCGTCGACGCTAACACTCTGAACAGATGTTCCAGTTAATGTAGCTACAAAAGAACCAGAATTTATAACGTTCCTAGTTGTAGAGTCAACAATTGTTATTGATGGAGGTTTAGTGTATCCTTCTCCAGCAGTAACAACATCGATACGGGAAATTGTATTGGAATTTTTAACCGTAATTAGTGGTGATATGGCAGCTTGAGGTCTTAAGGTTAAATCTGGAGAATATATGAAGTTATCACCGATACTTCTAGTTTGATTTAGATTTCCAATTGTATCAGATAAAGCAGATACAATTAAATTTTTACCATTAGTAGAATTAGTAGATTTTAAAGTTGGTAATTTTTTATATCCAGAACCTGAAGACAAAATGCTCAATACCTTAACAGGTCCTTGAGCCGTCTCTGATGTAGTACTATATTCTAATTTATCACATTCAGACTGAACATAAGAAAGTTTCTCTGGTTTTTGAGTTAAGTTGATTACAAATGTAGTTGTTCCAATTCCACTTATAGAATATGAATTGTTATAAGAACTATTGACGAACTTTATCCTGGAATAGTTCTTAACGGAGGTATCAGAAGAAGTTGTTATGCCAGAATTTTCTAATGCATAGAATAATTCCTCCGGGAATGAACTATTATAGTTCAATGTCAAAGAAGCATTAGTTGATACACCTACAGTTCCTACTCCAGATACGGCAAAACTTGTAGTGTTTCCAATAGAAATAAATTCATTGTTGAAATTTTTATCATAAAATACTTTAAACCCAAATCCATCTAATGAAGAATCTGATAAGTCAAATACTAAATCATTATTTTTAATGACCTCAATTTGGGGATTAATTGGAGATATTGATTGATTAGATCCACCAGTGCTGGCAATACTTACAATTTTTGGTGGTGATGCTAAAGTATCGGAATAAGTTTTGCATAAATTAATCTTATTAGAGTTAATTCTATAAACATAGAAATAGTCTTTATCTAACGCAGCATTATCAGCATCCTCAAAATAAATCTTATCTCCAGTCTTTAATCCATGATCCGTTAGTGTAATTACACTGGTTGTTGTGTTTATTCCTGTAGAATTAAATCCAATTGGATTGATAACTACACTATCAATATCTGACTTATAAAGAACACGAACTCCTGTTGAAGTTCCGATTCCAACAGAAAGGTTTGAATCTACATTCAGTTTAATAATATCTCCATTTGTAAGACCGTGGGATGTTGATACTGATACAGTTGCTTTTGATTGTTCAATATCTCCCAAAACTTGAGTAAATGTAGATTCAAACAGATACTTATCATTATCATCGCCATTAGTATGGAAAAATACTTCTGGACTATTAATTGATGTTTTAACACCAATTAAGTTGTTATTTTTCTTGACGGCAAATAATGTAGATGGCATCGAGAATGTTGACGATCCATCTGTTGAGATGGATACATTTGTTCCATTGCTGGTATATGTAATTTGTTGATTAGTTGTAAATGGATGATTTTCTAAGAATATTCCTCTAGCGATAATGTCTCTGGTTGTAACAGTATCGCCAAAATCAAATGTGACAGAAGTTGATATTCCAGTTATTGTGCCTACACCTAAAGATTCTCTAGGATTAAAGAATACTTTATCATTAACTCTGGACTCAAAATAATCAACGTCTTCAGAAATTGTAAAATAATCTGGTATGAATGTTACGCTAGAACTCTGAGAGTGTGCTACACCAGTTAATCCTCTTTCGATTCTAAGAATATTTTCATTTCTATGAATTCCTAGAACTTTTAGGGTTTCTGTGCCGATGCCGATGCTACTTCCAACAGAAATTTGTTGCGGAATCGGAGAAACGTAAATTTCAGTAGTAAATCCAGCAGTGGATGATGTAACTGTAGATAAACATGCACCGTTCATGTATGAAGGAACAGTAACTCTATAATCTTTGTTTAATATGGATAGAGTTGTAGTGAATCCAGAAATTGATACGTAATCTAAATTCGATAATGTGTGTTTTGGTAAGATGTTTACTTTTACTCTACTTGCATTTTGCCATGTGAAAACGGCATCAAGGTACTCAGTAAAGGATGTGTTTATATCCACAATTTCCTTTCCTTCGATAGAAGAAATTTCTACATCTAGTCCAGAACCTGATGTACCTTCTTCCGTGAAGGAGAGTTTTTCTCCAACTTTATAATTCTCTCCAGCATTTTCAATAACTATAGACTTTACAAAACCATTAGTTACTGATTCTATTACAAACTGCTGTTTAGTTACATCATCTATCTCATTTATAAAGTTATAATCTGCATTATTCTCAGATACTTTATATGGGAATGTATTTCTATGTAAAGACGATGTGTTAAAATCAAATGACTGATTCAAATCAACATCTTTAGTTGATTTAGAATAATACTCATTTCCAATAAAATATGGGAATGCTGGCGTTATGTTATCAGATGGATTTAATGTTGCATGATATGCATAAACTCCATTTGGAAATTCTGAAGTCTTTTCAAATCTTCCATTATACTCATCCAAATCACCACTATTATTAAATGTGTAGTCTTCTACAAAGTATCCTGCAGTAAATCCAGAAGGTCTGTCTATAACTTTTGTAGTGTCAAGATTATATCCGGATTGTAAAGTTTTTACGGTTGATGATGTGTCTTCTGCATCTGTATGTCCAAAAGGTCCGTAAATTGGATTTCCATCATATGCCCATCCAATAATTCCAGATAGATTACCAATTTTTTCGTTGAAGGAAGTTCTAATATCACTAAAGTATTGAGAAACAGAATACCTTAAATTATCATCACCATTTAAAAGAACTTCACCTGTGCCAAATCTGCTTAAATTATCATTGACAGTTAAAGATCTTACCTTCAAATCTAAAACAGAATTTTTACCTGCAGAAATAACTTTAACCTTAGTAGAAGATGCAGAATAACCAATTCCAGCACTTATAACTTTAACAGAAGATACTTTACCTCCAGAAATTATTGCTCTAAGTTCAGCACCTGCTCCAGAACCGCTAGAGTCTTCAACCACTAAATCTGGGACTGAATTATACTCTAATCCACCATATGTAACGTTTGCAGAACTAATAGTGCCATTAATTACTACTGGTGTTATCTCTGCTTGTTTTCCATTTTTTATACTAATTGTAGGTTTCTTTTCAAAGTTTATAATTGTTGAACCATATCCAGTTCCAGCTTCATACAGATATGCAGTTTCTAAACTTCCTCTGACAACTGGTGTTGTAATAAGTTCTTGATGTTCTTGTGTTGTAGAACCGATTCCAGTATTAACATAAGTAATTGATACAGCAATATCTGGATACGCAAAATACTGATATCCAACTCCAGTATCTGCAAATTTAAGATAATTTCCTCTATCTAAGTTTGAAGTTGTTGTTCCACCCACACCTGCATCACATACTCTGAAGGAATCCTCATCAACCTTCAAAACGTAATATTGATTTGTTGTGGATAATCCTGTTATTGGAGTTGTTTCAAAATCATAGGTTACAATCTCTCCAGTATTAAATCCATGATTATTGAAATTAATGGTGTTTCTTGTCGTTGAAATGCCAATTGGTTTTACAATCAGTTTTCTATTTGTATATCCAGAACCTTCATTTACAACTTTTACATAAGAAACTACATTTTTAGACTTTGCTGTAGAGAACTTATGTGTTCCATTAGAACCTGAGAAGAGTCCTACAGGATTCGACTTTGATACTTGATCGCTCAGAGAATTGTATAAAGTAATCGTTGAATTATTATCAACTTGTACAAAATATGATGCATTATTAACTAACTTATTTGTTATACCAATAGAAACTTCTGCGTTTCCTTGAGAACTATAAACAATTTCTTCTCCATTAACAAAATTGTGTTCTTCAGAAAATGCAATTTGATTTGTGGAAAGATTAACACCGCCACCATCGGTTAATGATCTAGAATCAAAAGAAACCGCCCTTACTCTTTTAGCAAGAACTGGTTCAATTACAGCACCACTTCCATTTCCGCCAGTTATGTTAGTAGATACAATTCTGTCAACATCATAGTTTTGAGAATCTACATATACTTTTTTGAGAGTTCCGCCTATTACTGGTTGAATTTTTGCCGAACCACTAGATACGCTTATAACTGGTGGATTAATAACATCAAAATCTCTTCCACCATTTAAAACCTCTATAGAAGAAAGTGGTCCATAGTATATTTTGTCAGTTGATTTATAATTATTAATTTCAACACCATTAATTAACATTCCTGTAGAACCAGGAGTGGTTTTTTCTCCTACACCTCTTTCAATATTCTCTTTGAGGGGAAATTTTCTTAAAAGTTTTTGTACTCCAATCTTTTCATTTTGTTGTGATGCTAATATAAAATTATGAGTTCCTACACCAGATGTGGGAGTGTCAAATGTCAAATAGTTGCCGCTTCCGATAAATGCGGGAGATGCATATAACTTAAATTTCTGAGCGTTTGTGTGAAGTCCAACAAAGTAATATCCGGTGTCTATGCCTACTAATGTTTCTCCAGTTGGTTTGTAATATACTTTATCTCCATTAACAAATGGAACTGATGAAGTTAATGCTATTGTTGAATAAGAACCATCAAATAAATCTTCGAAGTTTGAAGAATTTGATACTGTTATTGATTTTAATTGTGATCCAATGTTATACCTATACTCTGTAGTATTAATTCCTGTTTTTGATTCTGATGGTAAAGAGTTTGACGCTACATAAGCATATCCATCACGATCAGTGTATAAGTTTAATACGTCTGATAAAATTTTACTGTTGCCAAATGTAAGTGGAGCGGAAGATGAAGAAGCTTTATTTGTTTTTCTTCTTACATCATATTCAGTGCCAGTTGTTAAGGTAGGCAGATTAGATATGGTTAGACTATTCTGTGCAACGTTGATAGATTCAATATATGGAACGCCGGTAGAAGCAACCACATTTTCAGTTTTTCTTTCCAGTATTTCTACTTCATCACCAACTTTCAAACTTGATTTATCAATAGTTGATGAAAGAGTTAAATTAGTGTTGTCTGAAATTTCATATCTAGTGCTCGTATTGTATATCCAAGAATTTGCAAAAATTTCTTTATAAGTTTCACCTTTGTTTTCAATTTTATCACCAAAATTTTTTACATATATGATGTCTTCTTCATCTACTTTTAAAGATTGGCTAATTTGCTCCAAATCGTCAACAACGCCAAAGAATATCATTTCGACTTTCTTTGTTGTATCGCCGTCTTCATAAGCAAAGTAAGTATCTTTAGATCTAACATTATCTGTTGGCGATATTGTAACACCAATACCAGTACATCCTAAAAACTGGTTAATAGTTTTTCCAGTATAAGAAATAGTATTATCGCCAGAAATAATAGTGCCAGAATTTGCAAATGAAATTGTAGAATCAACACTAATGATTGATGATCCTACAGAAACTGTTTCTAGTGATTTTGTGTTTGGCGTTATTCTAAACGTACCTTGAACTGAAGACTCAGTATCATATCCAACAAAAAGTTCAAGTTGATAATATAATCTATTTTTTCTTGTAAATATTTCTACAGAAGATATCGAAGCACTGGTGTTAGGATCTGTACTCTTTACAACTGTTTGACCAACCAGTTTGAGAGGATCGCCAGAAATTGCTTCTGCTACTACAATTTCTCTTCTTACATAATTTGAAGAAGATGGTTTTATCAGATAATCTTCTAGATTGATAACAGTAGGTGTCTCGCCAAAAAGAACATTAAATAAGATTCTGATGGAGTCATCAGTACCTTTAGACTCATAAAAATCTTTTGCATGTTTAATAAAATTGCCAGCATCAATCTCATCAACAAAAGTAAGATTTTCAAATCCAGGAGTAAAAGTATATTTTAATTTCTTATAGAACTCTTTTAAAAACAAAGAGCTAAGATTTTGTACAGTTGAACTTGCAGTATGAGATGCTGCTGTTGATGTGGAGAATACGAGGTTTTCTTGATTTAACTTCTGATGATAATCAGTTATCCCACTAAATCCACGAATACAACCAGTAAAACTGTTAGTTGTTATTCCTGTATAAGTAATGATTTCATCATCAATCTTAAACAATCCGTACTGACTTGGAAATCCTTTAGTGCTAGAAACCTCAATGGTAGAAGAAGAATCTGTAATGTCGGAAGTCAGTGTCGTTGAACTGACAATAGATTCTGGTGCTAAATGATCTAACTTTAAATACTGATCTAGGTTATCCGTAATGTCAATCGGACCACCTTGATATTCTTGCGAAATGTAGTATTGTTTTAAAAATTCTACTGCGTTTGGACTTTCTTCCAATATAAAACTTGGAAGTTGACTTTCAACGATTTGTTGAACTTTTACTCTAGACTCAAATCCAGTCTGTATCATATTACTTTCTTGCTAAATTCCCGTTAGAATAACTTGACGTGTAGTAATCGCTAACAAATTTGGTTCCAGATATTTCATCACCAGAAGCAATCACATCTCTAACCATATTTATTGTGCTTTTTGGAATATTTAAACTTAAATATAAGTCTTTAAGTCCAACAACATCATTTGATTCTGGGAACGCTTGAATCTCTACAATTCCATTAGGTCTTGCTGTAGATGTTATGTTAATTGTTCCTATTTTAATTTCTCCTCTTACATAATCAACTGTTCCTACTTCTTTCGCAACAATAACAGGATTTCCGTTCTCATCAACTTTAATTATAGAAAGTGTACCCGTTGTTGCTTTAAGATCTGCTGGTCTGGAGAGAAATACATTAGCAGCATCGGCAGCAGATGTAATGCTCCTTGATCCTATAGCAACGGTAGGAGTGTCTATAAGAAATACAAAGGATGATTCGCCAGCAATTTTAAATGGCGTTGACTTAATGTTAAGTCCCTCTGGATTTACATGGAATTGATTTCCAAAACACAACTCATACTGTGCAAATTGATTTAAAGATGCCTTCAAATCTCTTCTTATAATAACCTTGGTGATGTTGGAAGTAATTGCATCATCAGTAGAATCAATTACTTTTTGAATCTTGCTATATTTGAATCTGCCACCAAATGCATTTAAGTCTATGGACTCTGAATACGAAGTTAATGAGTTAGTAACTTTTGTCTTTAAATCATTTACGTTTGATACTTTGTTATAATCATAATAAACAGCAGTATCAACTTCAACGTAAAGGATTTTGAGATCTACAATTTTTTGATTAATACCAGAAACAGAGTACTGTTTCAGTTTTGAAAGAATGAGTGATTTATTAAAGTCAGATACAAATGTGCCATTTTTTGGTTTGATACTGATTTGAACCGTTCCAAACTCTGGTGGATCTAGTTCTTCACCACCAACTACAGAAACTGACTCAGTATCTGGATATATCCTCTTAATAATCGCTTCGTAATCGCGCCCTGTAACCGCTCTGTACTGCGATGAATACAGTCTTGGGGCATAGTACTTGACTGAGTTTATTGACTCAATCTCAGCGCCATTCTGAGACGCCTGATTAGTTGTTATAGTAACGGTGCCTGGATTAATTACTTGTCCAGCAGCAGACTCAAGTGTTCCTGAGAATGCAAAAGACGATGCTCCATTACCTTCTTCACCATCAGTGATGATATAGTTAACTGTAATAGTATCACCATCAGAACCTGTATCAGTTCCAAGTTTTCTACCAATGATACCATCACCAAAGATAATTTCATATTTCTCATCTTGAACTTCTTGAATGAGATAAATTCTGGAGGACGCTTTTACATCAAAAATATTCTCTGCAAGTGCATATTCAACTCCAAGTCCAGAATCATTTGCCTTCTTGACATAGACAGAAATTGTTGAGGTGTCAATGAAAGAATTATTCAGAATAAATCTCTGATCTAATGAACCATCATAGGTAAATTGCTTTGTCAGGAACGTTCCCTGATAAACATCGATGTTGCTAAACGTGGCACTTCCACTATCGACATTAGCAGTGATATCTTCTGGTACTGCAAACGTATATGTAGTGTCATTAGCGCTTCCTACGCACACTATACCCGCCTTCAAGGTGAGTGTGGGAGTGCTTACGCCAGTTGATACAGTAAAAGATATTTGTGCCTTAGCGGCGCTTCTAGAGCGAGGTACATAACCAATGTTTCTTGCCAGAGAAAC